GGAGGGCTTTTTAAATGAAACACCTTTTCTCATATCTTTTTTCATTTGTGACATATGCTTTGTTGTGTGATGTATTTTGTGTTTTTTTAAAGTTTTCTTTTCTTTTTTATCAATTGACATATTAATTACCTCTAGGTTTCATCATAGCTAATTTTTCTCTTGCTTCATTAGCTATTTCTTGTTTTTCTAAAGAAGTTTTAGCTCTTAAGTTTGCTAACTCTTCATTTTGATCAAATTTCTCATCTTGATTCTGTTGGTTCATCATAGATTTCATTCTATCTAAATCTAATCTTTCTTTGCCTTCTTTTTCTTTTCTAGCGTTTTCTTGAGCCTGTAAATCTAGTTCTCTTGCTCTTAATGCAGCAATTGGATCATTACCATACTCTGAATTAATCTTTTTCTCTTCATCTGCAAAGTCTTTCATCATTTCAGACACTAAAACTGCTTTTCTACCTTCTATTTTCTCTTGTAGCATCTTCATTTCTTGTTGCATCTGTGGATTTTGCGGATTTTGTTGCATCATCTGGCCCATTTGAGCTAATTTAGGTAATTCTTCTCTAAATTCTATCTCAATTTGCTCTTGTGACATCAAACTTATGTGTTCTAGTATGTTTTTTTGTATTGCAGCGCCAACTGCAGGTGCATTTTTTACCATATTAGTCTCCATAAAGTTTAAATGCGCTGTAATGTGTGCTTGGTGGTCTTGACCTGGAAATGCTTGGAATGGTTTTCCGCCTAAAGCATCAATATGCTCTAATGCAGGGTCTTTCGGCATTGGTTGTTCTGGTTTTTTTAAAATTAAATCAATATCTTTTACACCTAACGCTTCATACATGTTTCTGTAAACTTCGTATTGGTTATGAATTGCTGGATTAGAAGCTGCCAGCTGCATCTCCGTTTGAGCGAGTGATATTCGCTGCGTTTGAGAAAATATATTCGGATCCGCAACCGGCATTATATCTATTCGGTCGTCGAAATCAGTTTGTTTGATTTGCTTTTGACCGCCAACAACATCATACGGATAAACTGGAGGTAAGTAAAGTTTAAAGACTCTCGCCATTAAACCAAACTCACGTTTCATAGAAGCATATAATCTTTTATGAATTGCTGACATTGTTCTAGATCCTCTCTCAAGAAGAGCAACTGTTGTACCAACTGCTGCTTGTTGATTACCCTCTCCTACTTGCATATCTGCGATTGATGCAAATCTTTGTCCAGCACTTACAACAACACTCATCAATTGTAATAATGTTCCTGATGGTTCTTTAAACGGTAACGGCATAAATGCGTCTCGTAAATTACCACCTGGTGCATCGACATCTCTAAACTCTCCTGGTTGAATTGGCTGTGCTTCGTCTCTCATCTTGATACCACGCATCTTGAATCCTGCTGGTAAATTAGACAAGGTTCCGGCGTCAAGTAAGGACCTTAATGCTGCAGTCGCTGATCTTGATAAACCACCAATCATGTGTATCAAACCAAAACCATAAAAACCTAGTCCTGGTAAAAATTTAAAATGTACAAAATAATCTATTTTTTTCTTTAAAGGATCACCAACTTCATAGTTACGTCTGATAGCTAAAATTTCTCTGGATCCTTCTTCTACTGTTACAATGTAAGGTAACTTAATTCCTGTGGGCTCACCATCTTCTCCTGCATCTTCAAAACCTTCTATGTCTAAAGTTGCATGGCATTCTAGAAGTGTAAACATTCTTTGATCTCTACCTTTGCTTAGACCTTCTAGTTCTCTTTCTTTTTTCTGTGATGGTGTTTCGTTTTCAGTTCCTGGTGTTAGTTCAATGTCTCTGTAGAAACCACCAACTTGTTGTTTTCGAAGTTCGTTTTCTGACATCTTAACAACATGAATAATTGTTTCCGCATCGTCTAATGAGGTAGCCGTATACGGAACAACTAAGTCATCAGCAGGAACAAACTTAGATACTGTTCTCTGCATAATTTCATCGTAGTACACTTTTTTAAATGTAGATCCTGTAAGTGGTAAATAAAATAACATCTGATCAAACTCAGATTCGTATTCTCTCATCTCACCCATGATCTGGTAATTCATAAATTCTTTAACACGCATTGACTGCGCTTCTTTATCTGGAGTTGGCATTCCAATAACTTGAGTTCTAACTGGTCCACCTGATGGTAGTAATTCTTTATAAGCTAATGATTGAAACTGCGTAACCGCTTCTGCTAATACTGGGTGAACGGCACCTGATGCACCTTTGAATGGTTCTGTAGTTTCTTCATATTTAAATCCTAAAAGGTCTAAACCTTTTGTGTAAGAAGTTTCCCAATCTTTTCTTGATGCTTTATAGTCTGTGTAACTTTCATACAAGTCATGACCTATTGGAGCTAATACATCTTCTGGAAGTAATTCTGCTAGATTAGAAAAATGATCTTCACCTTGTTCTTGGCTACCAACTGATGGATCAAAGTTTATATCAACACTGCCATCTTCGTTTTCTTGAACGTCGATTGGTTGATCAGGGTCTTGTTGCTCTTCCTGTAACTCTACTTCTAATTCGTCAGGACTTGGTATATTTATTGATTGCTTTACGTTTGGTAAAGACTTGTCTATTTCTGCCATTTATTTTCTCCAGTTTTACTGTCTTAACAGTATTATAGTTAATATTCAACCCCTGTGGTGTTGGCCCTGATTTTGGTGGTGGTCCTGACTTTTTGCCTATCAATCTAATAACCCACCTTCATCCATTAATAAGTCATTATAAAAGTTTCTTTCTTCTGGTGACATTTCTTTTACTTTTTCTATTTCATTTTTTGCAAACTTACCATATTGGTAAAGTCCTTCTAAACCCAATGATGCAATACCTAAAGGTGATGCAATTCTTGCTGCACGCATTGCATATTTGGGTGAAATAGTAGTTAATAGTTCAGCTGTTTTTCTAGCTAATGGATTTTTTATTTTATCAGTTATATTTGTTGCACCTCTTACTATTGCTGGTGCAAGTGCAGCTTCTGCTTCTAAACCTACTCTGTCTATAGTTTCTTTTGGATTAACACCTAAAGCATAATTAAGTCCAACAAGACCAACTGGTCCCAATGCTACATCTGCAGTTTTTCCTAATGTTTTTAAAATTGGTTTACCAAATTTGTAAGTTGCCCCTGCTGCTGCTCCTGCGCCTGCAAGTTTTTCTCCTGTCGTAAATCCTTGCACATCAGCAGTTTCTGATGCATTTGCTAAAGTAGAAACACCTGCAGCTCCTGCAGTTCCGCCAATAACAGCTGTAGCAATTTTTCCTATTTTAGGAACTTTCTGTAGTGCTTTTAAATATTTACTTTGTTTTGCTTCAGGCGTTCCTTGTATTTCTTCAAATATTTTTATTCTTTCTTGTGAATTTGAATTTATTAATCTTTGATCAGTTTGATTAAATGTAGTTCCTTTTTTTCCAGGTAGACCTGTTTCATTAAAATTTTTCATAGCTGTTTGAAGAGTATCATTGTATGGGTTTTTAAGATCAGGTAATCTTAATGTTTGAGGATTGATTGTAACTCTTCCTTTTTTAATATCAAAACCACCTATTTTATATCCAGTCTTATTTGCAAATTCATTTTGTAAAACTTGTTGTTGTTTTAACAAATTTTGTTGAACAGAGGGACTTGCTCCTTTAGCTTGTTTTGATAAAGATAATATTTTACGATCATAGCTTCTTTTAAATTCATTTAAATTATCTTTAATATATTCTATTCTTGTAAAGTTTTTTTTATAATTAGGAAAGTTTTTCATTAATGCTTTAATGTCTGTATGGTCTCCAGCTACTTTAAAATCAAAAGCATTCATCATGTTTGCAGTTCCTTGAATTAAATCTATTTGTTTTTTAGGAAGACCTAAAAGTCTAGCCATATCAATGTTACTTATTATTCCAGCTCTATCTGCAATTGAAATAATATTTTTATGGAAACTAGAATCCATATAATTAGTAGGTGTTTTTATTTTACTATATAATTTTTTTTCATATCTTTGTTCTTCCCCTGCATATAATTTGCCTAATTTAGCCAACCTTGATTTTAAATTTGCAACAGCTTCATCTAAACTTTGATTTGTTTCTTTTGCATATATTTCTAATATTTTATTTTTTTTAGCTTCAGAAGATAAATTACCATTTAACAGTTTTTTGTTTTTCTTTAATATTTTATCTAACTTTTCTATTTGAGGAAATATTTCAGCATGTCTACTAGTTAATACATCATCTAATCCTAAACGTTTAAAAGCTGCTTTAACAAAATTAGGTGATATATTTAAATTTGCATTACTAGCATTTATACTTTTAGCAATAGCATCCGCATTTATTATATCAGGGTTTTTATTTATAAATCTTGTTATTATTTTTTCTTTAGCTAATCTTTCTTCTATGGGCATAGAAGATCCACCTAGTTGTTCTAAAGGTTCTATATTTCTTTTTCTTAAAAAATTTTTAATTGTTCTAGAAAGGGAATTAAGATTATCAGCTGGAGGTAATTCATTTTGTAAATCTCTAGCTATTTCTGCTGTAGGTTTTGTTTTAGCAAGTTCTATAATTTTATTTTTTGTAGACTCAGGTAAATTATCATACCTCATTCCTGGAATAAGATCTTGAAACCCTTCACGAGTTCCCATGTCCGTACCTTGAAACTGTCCACCACCTATTGCAAAGTTACTCCTGTCGCCTGTTGCTGGTCGCGTGAGATACGCCATCATCTCATTGTATTCGTGGATCTTCATTATAGATTTAGTATTTTAGCTAGCCCGCCGCTTGCCGCTCGGACCCTGCCGCCTGTTGCTTGTTTAGTTCTTTTTTGATTTTTAAAAGTATTGATAATTTCGTCAACACTCATTCCTTTTTGTTCCATAGCCATTGCTTCACGCATTGTTTGTTTTACTTCTGCTATTCTTTGTGGATTAGTATCGGTTAAAATATTTTCTATCATCTCGTCTGTAATTCCAGGAAACTCTCTTTTTAAATCTTCTACTGGAGAAAGGTCAGCGCTGCCGGTTACATTTTTTTCTAACTGTCCAGCTTCTTTCATCTCGTCATATTTTAAAGCATCATCCATTTTAGTTGGATCTAAGCCAAGACGTTTCATATTTTCTGATTCTCTCATACCTTCGTCCATGGCTTCACTCATAGCTTTTTGAAAATCTTTATTACCACCCATAGTAATTCCTTTAATACCGCCTTCGGAGTCTTTGAATACTTGTGTGCTAGACTCAGGTGTCTTGCCTCCAGGGACTTTGGTACTTCTAAGTCCTCTTTGTGCTGTAAGCATGTCATATGCTTCACCATATGCTTTACTAATATCCAATCCATCAACAGCATCTCTATCAATATTTAAATCTTCTAAAACATTATCAAGGACTACATCTGCATCATATTTAGAATCTCCTGACGGAAAAATATTATCAATCATTTTTCTTATTTCTTCTTTTAAATTTTTTCCTTTTCTTGCAAGTAATATTGCTAACTTAAGTCCTGATCCAACTGCATAACTAGTTCTCATCAATCCACCTTCTGCATTTGGTTTTCTAAATGTTGGATCAAAGTTGTCTAAAATTTTTTCTTCTGTAACTTTTTTATCAAGTTCTAACATTTCTTTATCAGTTAATCCTCTTTGTGGATTTGTAGGTATCTCAATATCAAACAAGCCATCTTTTTCTAACATCTGATCCATATCTTTCATACCGCCACCTCTTCGATCAATTTCAAGCATTTCTTCAGCAAGGTTATTAACATCATTTATTGATTCTCCAAAAGTATCACTAAAAACTTCTATTGGATCTTTTTTACCAATCTCAATTCCTTTTCTATCTAATATTTTTCTAGCTAATGCTCTTGTAAGTCCGGTTGCAGGATCTAATCCTCCACCTGGTCTTTTAGGATTTTTTTGTAATGTATCAACCACATCATCTAATTTATTCATTAGTTCAGATTGTTCAGGGTCTGGTTTCGGTTTGTACATCGCTTCTCGTTCTTTCATAAGCTCATCTATTCTTTTACTAGCACCCTCTATTTTGTCCATTTGGCCTTCAATTGTAGGAGCATCTTCAAGAGAGGCAATCCCTTCTTCTTTTTTTTCTGCTATCTTTCTTGCTAAAGGAATAAGTGTGCCTTCTTTTTTACCAGTTTTACCAATAACTGGTTTTTTAGCCAACTCAAAAACTTTTTCTATTTGTTTTTTAATTAATGGTGTGACTTCACCA